GCTCGACCATCATTCTCAGGCGCATAGGCTTTATCGATCTCTTTGCCTAACTGATACAAAGCCTTATAGCCATGGTGCTTGAAGATGAACTCGTTCAAGTGCTGCATAGCAACTAAGTAAGGGTCATGCCGATGATCGGCTAAGTGAATCAGTTCCTTGATTTGCTTTTGTTGATCTTCGATCAATAGCTCATAGGCTTTAATCTGCAATGCGTCATCCATGATGGGCCTCGCTCGCAGGTAATTGAGGTATCGATTGGGACTCGCCAGCGGGTAGCGTCACAATCCAGGTTCTAAAGGATTGCTGCTTAGCCATTGTTTCAGCGCACTCCTTGCTTGGTGGTTTCCAACCAGCCCGTCTCCAAACATCTTCGACTGGAATGCACCAGTCTTGAGGGTGGATTTGGCAATTGAATAAAGATACCCATAGAGGGATTTGTTTATCGTCCATGTAGGTTGACTCCAGTAAGTAGGTAAAAACTCCCCAAAAGCCCGTTTAAGGGCTTTCATGGGCATGATTAGAGGTTAAAGAAGATAGCGCAGGCAAGTGCTACCCCAAACAGGGTAGCAATGAGCCAATCAATAAGGGTTTTCATGCTTGCTTTCTCTTGAGTCGCATCGCATCGGCAACTTGTTTTCTAAGTGCTATTGAGTAAGCATTTCTATAAGGCTTTGCAAGCCTTAAATGCAAAATCGGATGATTGCCTGATGTTGCAATGTCACTGTTCGGCATATTGAGCAATTGCTTTGCCATGTTAAATGTCGCAACTTGAGCCTTGTAAACAGGCCGGTTAATCCATTGATCGAATGTCATGTTTAGCCCTCGATTAGGTTTGATGCAAGATCGCATCCGTTAGCCCTTCGCAAAGGGCTATAGGATGAAATCTTAGGCAGCTAACAATTCTCCCTCTTGCACTGCTACGGTTAAGTGATCCATGGCTGCCTGAGCCTTGCTTGCTGCCTTAATGATTGCGTTTTTATCTTGCTTCAATACTTTGAGCCATGAGTCAATGTAGCTTGCGTGCTGTAGTTGCCCGTCAATACCGCACTTCATGCAAAGCATGGCTGCCCCTAGTTCTGCGATTAGTTCCTCAAAAGCGTAGGCTTCGCTACCGAACTTATTCGCTAGCTTTCGATCAAGCCTAGATTGGTGGCCCGTAGCGTGTACTGCCTCATGCAAGAGCGTAGCGTGATAATCAGCAAGCGATCTAAAGCTACTTAGCGCAGGCATGCCGATCAAATCCTTAGTAGCTTGATAGTACGCAGCACTTGCAGTCTGTACGCCATTGGCTAGCTGAAGCCTATCGATAACGCTTTGTACTCTGCTATCGATTGAACCTTCAAGCGTACCGCCTTGCTTGCTGAATGTTGCGCCCTCTACGTCATCAGCGTTAAAAACATAGTGATGTTTTAGCATCGGGATAACGCCCTGAACATCCTCGCCTTTAGCGTTTTTACGGCTAACTGGTAAAGGCTTATAAAACACAATCGGTATGCCCTTAGAATCCTTCTTGAGCCACAATCCAGCGTCTCTGATGTTTTTAAACGTGAGCCAAGCATTGGATCGACCGGTTCCAAGCATTCCAAGCCAGATCTGGTTCATGCCCCTATAGATCGTTCCGGTTATAGGGTTGTATGCTTCAGCGCTCTCATGCCATGGTTTAACCCATGGAGCTACACCTTGCTCTAGTTCACTGATGATCTTGTCGGTTATGACTTGCGCTATATCGATCTTGCTCATGTGACTCTCCATATAAGGTTATGTATGAGAATAATGACATGTTAAACAAGCATGTATATTAGACTTTAGTCGTATACGCTAGAATGACATAACAGACACCGATCACACGTATTATGTAACTAGCCTATAGGCTTTATATATATAAGATTGTGTATTGTGTATTTGTGTATAAGTACTTATATGGGCCTATGCTCATTCGAGCATTGGGCTACATTGATGTAATTATCTAACCGCCCCCTCTTGATCGATTTTATCGATAAGGGCCATGGCCATACAAGGGGCTAAGTACCGTACCCTTCCCCCCTAAGCAGTGCATGAGTAGGCATGTGCTCGAGGTCAATCGGGTAGGGAATGGGCAGGCAGGCAGTGCATAGATCGAGCTTCGTTGGCAGATCGAATGGGACGGGGCCTCTGGTTTTGGGTGCACCATAACCATCCCCGCCCCAAGAAAAAACAGCTTTTACGATATGATGAGTACATCGACAATATGGAGATGTACGGTTATGGTGACGTTAGAAAAGAATATAGAGATACCTGAGAAGCAAAAGATAGCTAAATACCCATACGAAGCATTAGAGCTAGGAGATAGTTTCTATGTACAAGATGGTGATTTAGGTAGGTTATGTAATGCGAACTATCGAGAGTGGAGAAAGAGTGGGAAGAAGTTCACAGCAAGGAAGGTTGAAGGTGGTGTTAGGGTGTGGCGGGTTGAGTGACGCATGAGTTTCAGATTGCTTGGATTAAGCGGTATACGGAGGGTGATAAGACGTATCCGTACCAAGCGATGAGGTGGTATGAGAAAGAGAGGAAAGAGCGCTTTTTAACGGCTGATGAAGAAAAGACGGTGTTGTGGTTAAAGGAAAAGTATGGACTGGAAGCCCTCTTGCGAAACGTGTCGATGGAGTCAGGCGATTGGACTCAAAGAAAAGGAAGATGATAAGGAGGAGATTTTGATTTGCATAAGAGATGGCTTATTGGCTGAGAAGCCTTGCATGAAGTATGAATATGAACCAGGTACACAATGAACTTTGATTTACAGCACTTCTACAGGTTTTGTAGGGAACTGAAGGTAGAGACAAAGGAGCTTGGGATACAGCGCCTTGGACAGCGTTTATTGGGCAGCCAGACCTATGTCATGGAGGAGGTGGCTAAAGGCTTAAATCAAGGTACGCACTTTTTTGTGATTCTGAAGGGCAGGCAGTTAGGGATTACGACCATATCGCTTGCCTTAGACCTTTACTGGCACTTTAAGAACCCTGGGTTTCAGGGAACGTTAACAACGGATACCGAAGAGAATAGAGATCAGTTCAGAACCACGTTAGCGATGTACATGGATGGCTTGCCACCGGAGTTCAAGATTCCGCTCATGACGCATAACAGGAATCAGATGGTCTTAAAGAACAGATCAAGGCTCTTTTATCAGGTAGCAGGATTGCGAGCCAAGGGGTCGCTAGGGCGTGGCAAGGGGATTACTTACCTGCATGGTACAGAGACATCGAGTTGGGGTGATGAAGAAGGATTAGCTTCCTTGCTAGCTTCCTTGGCTGAGAAGAACCCCAATCGGCTTTATCTCTTTGAGAGCACGGCTCGTGGCTTCAATATGTGGCATGACATGTGGCAAGTGGCTAAGAAGGCTAGAACCCAGAAGGCGATCTTTTGTGGCTGGTGGCGAAATGAGCTTTATGCGGCTGACCCGAAGTCGGATGTGTACAAGGTGTACTGGGATGGCAAGTTAAGTCCAGAAGAGAAGGAATGGACAAGAGAGGTTAAGAAGCTCTACCAGGTGGAGATCAATACAAGACAGATTGCTTGGTGGCGCTGGAAGCTCAATGAGGGATTAAAAGATGAAGCGCTGATGTATCAAGAGTTTCCTCCAACGGAAGACTACGCCTTCATCATGACAGGTAGTAGTTTCTTTAGTCACACACGGTGTACTGATCAAGCCAAGGTGGCTAAGCAACTCATGCCACGCAACTATCGATTCTCGATGGGGCAATACTTTGAAGATACGGAGTTGATACAAAGCACCGAGCGTATGGCGACGCTTAAAATCTGGGAGGAGCCGATTGATAACGCCTACTATGTTATTGGAGCAGACCCAGCGTATGGAAGCTCTGACTGGGCAGATCGATTCTGCATTCAAATCTATCGAGCGTATGCGGATGGAATTGATCAAGTTGCAGAGTTTGCTACCTCAGAGATCAATACCTACCAGTTTGCATGGATCATTTGCTATCTTGCTGGAGCCTACAAGAACTCAACCTTGAACCTGGAAGTCAATGGCCCAGGTCAGGCAGTGATTAATGAGATGCGTAACCTGAGGCGACAGGCGCAGACGATGGAGCCGAAGAAGGCAAGGCGCTTGGATGATGTCTTATCGCACATGCAGCACTATCTCTGGAGGCGAAATGACTCATTAGGTGGTGTGTCTAATTCGCTGGGTTACTTGACCACGCATTCTTCTAAAGAACGGATGCTCAATTACTTTAAGGATTACTTTGAGCGCGGGATGATGAATGTTTACTCTATGGACTTACTAGAAGAGATGAAGTCCGTGGTGCGCGACCAAGGCTCCATTGCCGCCTATGGGCGCAATAAGGATGATCGGGTGATTGCTACAGCCCTTGCTTGCGTGGCTTATGCTGAGCAGCTCATGCCAAGGCTTATGCAAATGCGTATGACCAGGGCAAGGAAAGAAGAAGCGATAACGCCTGTTCAAGAACCGATCATGGATCGGCAGATTAACAACTACTTGAAAGCACTCGGTGTCGGGCCTCAGTAAAGAAGCCATGATGGAAGTCATGGAGAAGTTTTTTGCCGATAAAAAGCGTGGCATCTCCATTCGTCTTTTTGCTGAGCTTTGTGGTTTAACAGAAGATCATCTAAGAGATGTGTTCCAGCGCAAGACCTATCCGTTGACTGAGTTTGTGCAACGCCGTGTGAATCGTGCTTATGAGCAATGGACAAATGGCGATGTGGCTGTCATGCGATTTAGGCGCGATGTGTATTTAGAGTTTCGTAAGAAACCTAAGCAAGCCATGGTGCGTCGTAACTTGATTGAGTTTGATGGCAACCAGTTCAAATTAAATATTGGCGTGAAGCCTAAATCTGATGATTACCACCGCGATAACTTAGATACCCAGATAAGGAGAAAACATGGCCGTTTATCATGATTACAAATGCCCTGCTCATGGCTTTTTTGAAAGCAATAAGCCTGAATGCCCTCATGGCTGCACAGCGGATGTGCAAATGGTGTTCTTACAACCCGTTGGTATGAAGTCCGATAAGACCAAACACGCTGATAGCACGCTTCGTGAATTAGCCAATGATTACGGCATGTCAGACATTAAGTCGGCTAGAGAAGGTGATCATCAAAACAATGCTTTGCTGAACAATAAACAAGCCGCACAACCGCAAAATCCTTTTGGTGTGCAATGGGGTAACCCGTCACAAATAGGCAACTACAATCTCAATTCCATTAAAGGTGAAACCGTGGGAGGCTTGTCAGCCGTGAAGGAAAGTGGTATAGCATTGCGCAAGCCGCAACCCTCGGTGGTCATACGCGACCATGAAAACTTGAAGCTAGCAACATGAGAATTCCTGACGATCCTGTACAACGTGAGTATTTCTACAACGACCTGGTTGATAAATGCTCCGTTAGCATCCAGGAACGCACAGGCACTTACGATTCGTTAAGGTCTTACTATCTTTTTGGTTCGGGGCTTGATGCCCCACCGGCTTACTACAACAAGATTTACCCGCACATCGATCAGTTATCGAGTTTTCTCTACTCGGCAGAAACCACCCGTTTTACGATCTCGCTTGGCGCTTCCGTCAATGCGCATGAACAAACCAAGATTCCTGCGCTTACCGGCGCATTAAACGATGACTGGTTGAACTCCAATGCTGATCAGGTGTTTGCACAAGCCTTGAATTGGGCGCTTTGCTACAACTCCACCTTTATTAAGCTCATTCAGAAGAATGGCTTGCACCCCTACATGGTTGATCCACGCTGTATTGGTGTGTATCGAGAAGATACGCCTTACACAGATCGCCAAGAAGCGTTGATTCAGATTTACTACATCACACGCTCTGAGTTATATGCAAGGCTTTACTCGCACCCAAACCGTGATGCACTGCTTGCTCGCTTGCAGTTAGGTCAAAGCCAGCAGAATCAAGTGCCTGATGGTATCCAGCGTCTGATCTTGTCGGCCACTGACCCCACGATGTACGGTAATGTGAACCTTAATATTGCCGGTATGCAGCAGTACAAGGCACGGGTGGCTGAAGATACGATCAAGATGACAGAGTTATGGGTGTGGAATGATGACACGGATGACTACCAGTGCGTCACGATTGCCGACCCGAATGTCATCATCTATGACAGGCCAGGTGAGAGCATGTTCTTAAAGGGTGAGTTGCCCTTTATTCAGCTCTGCCCAACCCCGCAATATGACTACTACTGGGGTATTTCTGAGGTTGCAAGGCTTGTTTTCTTGCAAGACATGCGCAATAAACGCATGACAGAGATACTTGACTTGCTTTCTAAGCAAGTTACACCACCGACAGCCTTGATTGGCTTTACAGGCCTGCTCGATGAGAAGAACTTTGCGCTTAATCGCGTGGGTGGTTTGCTCTCAACCGACATGCCCAATGCCAAAGTAGAGCAATTAGCACCGTCGATACCCAATGATTTGTTCCGTGAGATCGCAGAAATCGATCAAATGTTTGAAGAAGCCTCAGGGATTGTGAATGTGTTGCAAGGTCGAGGTGAATCAGGCGTTAGAAGTGCGGGTCATGCGTCGCAATTAGCCCGTTTAGGCTCTTCAAGGGCTAAAAAACGGGCGTTAATCATTGAAGATTCGTTAGAAAAGATGGCAACGCTCTACTTAAAAGCGATGCAAACCTATTCTGACCGTATTTATACCGACGATACGGGCAATAAGTTCATTGCAGACCAGTTTACTAAGGACTTTGTGGTCAAAGTAGACGCACATAGCAACTCGCCCATCTTCACTGAAGACCTGCGAAGTCTTGCTTTTGCGCTTGCAGACCGTGGTGCAATCACGAAAGAACGTTTGATTGACATTTTGGAGCCTCCTATGAAGCAATTGCTTAAGGAAGACCTCCGAAAGATGCAGCAAATGAACGAAGCGGCACAAGAAATGCAAAAACAGCAGCAACCTACGCCTGAAGGCGCAGCGCCACCTGCTCAATAGGAGTTTTTATGCTGACAAACGGTAATTCCAACATGAATGGCGGTACAGGCGGTACAAGAGGCGGTACTGACCGCTTTTCCTACCAAAATGACCAGCCAAAAGTCGATAGAACTGAGTTAAAACAGATTTATCGCACCCCACAACTCAATTATGGCCGTGCAACGATGAATCGCACGGGTTATCAACGTGCCGGAGGTCGATTCTCATGATGCAACGCAAAATGTTACGTTATGCTCGCCCATCACGCCGTTAATCGCTTGACAGACGGTCGTTAAGTGGTATAAACCGCGCTGAAAGGACATATTATGGGCGTTAGCGCTGAAGAACTGATGAAACTCATTCGTGGCGGTGCCAAAGACGGTAAAGCCTCGATGGAAATTGAGGTTGAAGAAGAAGGCACCGAAGGTGAAGAGGGTATGGAGAAGAAACCTGCCCTTTCTGGCGCTTCCTCGCCTCCCATGTCATCTCCCATGTCTACCCCAGAGCCTAAGAAAGGCGAAGAGATGCAAGGCCGCATTGATGTGCAGCTTGGCATGGGTATGCTCATGGGTGCCATGCAAAAGTTTCCTGATGGATCGCCAGAACAAAAGGCGGTTAAAGAGGCAATTGGCAAGCTAGGTTCTGCTTTTGGCGAGATGGATTACAAAGCCAAAGAGTTAGTGCCTGCTGAAATCTTGCAAATGATTCAAACCCTGCCCCAGGCTGGAGGCGCGTCGGCTGAGATGCGAGCTATGGCTGCGGCACCAACCCCTGGGACTCAAAACCCACCCCTTCCTATTTAGGAGAAACGTATGGAACTGTTTAAGCCTAAAGCTGGAACGATTCGTCGGCCTACCGATAATCAACAGCAGAATGGTCAGATTTATAACCCACCCCGCTATGAACCATTTGGCGGTCTGTCGGGTTCGTCAAAGGTTTCCAAAAACCGTATGACGCTTAGTAAACCTGGTGACACCAAGCGTGTCATTTAATTGAAGTTGAGGGCTGAAAACTATGTCGCTTGAAAACCTTACCCCTGACGCAAGGGATGAACTTGCCGCCTTGGCGAAAGCCTTGGCTGAGAATCCGAAAACCCGAAAGGAGTTTCTGAAGCTGACAAAGCAAGCACACCCTGATCTTCCTGTTCCTGAACTTGAGATCGAAGAGCGCACTAATTCTGCAATTGCTGCGCAACAGCAAAAGATTGCCGAATTAGAGGCACGATTGAAAGAAAAGGATGCTCGCAATGAGCTAGAGAAACGTAGAAATACGCTCAAGGAAAAGCGTCTTGCCGAATCAGATGATGATGTCAAGGCCATCGAGAAATTGATGATTGAAAAGGGCATCAGTAATCATGAATCGGCTGCTGAGTACTACAACTGGATGAAGCAAGCGGACAAGCCAACACCGGCTTATAGCAATCAGCCGATTACTTCTAAAGTCAATGATTTTCAGAAGTATTTGAAGAATCCAGCAGCAGCGGCAAGAGAGGCAGCGGCAAATGCACTCAATGAACTGAGACAGGGTAACCAGTCTCGTCCCATTGGCCTTCGTTAATTAGCTTAAAAGGAATACATCATGCCTATTGGTGGCGGTATTATCCCAGCAAGCGGCACCAGTCAGTACAATGAGCTGACCTACGTCACCCGTAGAGCGTTCATTCCTAAACTGGTTGTCCAGCTTTATAACTCCACGCCCTTGCTTGCAGCATTGCTTGCCAATTCACAAACTGCTTCTGGCGGTGTGTCATCGGTAACTGTGCCTGTACAAGGTTCCCAGTTTGTTAACGCACAGTGGTCGGATTACAGCGGTTCGTTTGCACAGCCTAGCGTCATGCAGGGTGCTTACAACGCTGAGTTCAACCTCAAGCTCATGATTGCGCCTGTTCCATTCCTCGGTATGGAAGGTGCGGTTCAGCAAGACTATGCTGTGATTCCTTTGATTGAGGCTCGCATGAACGATGCGACCAACGTCATGATGGATGCCATGGCAACAGCGCTGTACACCAATACCAGCAATGCACAGCAGTTTACGGGCTTGCCCATTGCTGTTGATTCGGCTGGTAGCTACGGTGGCTTGTCTCGTTCGACCTACTCATGGTGGGCATCGAAAGAGTACGCTGCTGGTTCGGTTAACCCAACCCGTCAAAACATCCTCCAGTACATTTCTGGAACGGTGAAGAATGGCGCAGAGGTACCGACCTTTGGTGTTTGCGGCTTTGGTACTTGGACGCTGTTGGCACAAGATTTTGTAGGTCAAGAAACCTACATGATCACGCCTGGTAGCAACTTTGCAAGCGGCGAAGAAGGCCCGACTTCTGGCTTCCGCGCATTGATGGTTGCCGGTGTGCCGATTTATCCTGATCCGTATTGCACGGAAGGTGAGCTGTATCTGCTGAATACGAACTATCTCAGCATGTACATTCACGATCAGGCCGAGTTTGCCTTTACGGGCTTTGAGTCCACCCTGCCAAACTGGCAGATTGGTTATGTTGGCGCTGTGTTGACCATTGCAGAAATGGTGAGCACCAAGCCCAAGAGCATGACCAAGGTGACTGGCCTCAACTCCCTCACGCTGTAAGGAGTCGATCATGGCATTGGCACTAACGAAACTCATCCTTGCCTCTAGCTCGGCTAACGCCGACACCGCAGGTGCTTATCTTGACGCAGTAACCGTTACGGCGGCTGCAAGTACAACGACGCTTGTTCCGGTCGGTATGTACTTGTTGATCCCCACCGCTAACGTAAGCGTTCAGGTATACAACGGTTCTTCTTGGGTGACGCTAATCGCTGCTAACACTGGCGGTTCGTTGTTCTCGGATGGTATTAACGTCCGGTTCAACAACAGCAGCACTGAGGCGACCGTTACCCTGATGACCGTCAATGGTGGTCAGGCAGCAACTGGCACTTACAACACCTAAGCGAGGTAAAGCATGGATGCCAACAAAGTCGGTAGTCTGTTACCGCAGCAGTTCGGAGGTATCCTGCTTGGGAAACTGATCAGTGCTAATATGAATAGCACGGATGATCAGCGCATTGTGATGTTCAGTAATCCCTCGAAGTTTATTCTTCGTCGGATTGTTGTAACGAATGCTTCCATCTCATTGACCACTGCGGCAGGCGGCGTTTATACCGCTGCCTCCAAAGGTGGTACAGCAGTGGTTGCTTCTTCCCAAGCATATTCTTCGCTTTCCGCTTCAACGCTGTTCCTTGACCTGACCCTTAGTACAACAGGCAGTGCAAGTACAACGGTTAAAAGTAGTATTCCCAACTTATACTTGTCGCTTACTACCGCACAAGGTGCAGCAGCAACGGCAGATGTCTACGTTTACGGGGATATTCTCGAAGCATGATCTTTGTGACTAACAAAGGCAGCGATACGCTGATTGGTAAATACGTCGATCAGCGTATTGAATTTCCGCCTAACAAAAGTGTTCCAGTGGAACCTGTTGTTGCCCGTCATATTTTTGGCTACGGCGATGACAATAAAATTCCTTACTTGGTGCGTCTTGGCTGGATGAGAATGAATACAGACTATGAGAAAGCCATGGGCAAGCTCAAAGAGTTTGTATTTACAGACGCGCCAATCAAATCCGACCACTTGTCAGCCCTCGTGGTGGATCGAGTAGCCGCGCCCCCTCTTCGCGGTCGGGGTGCGGCCAAAGTCCAACCTCCTGCTAATGAGGCGTAAATGGCAACCTATTCGGGCTATATCGCAGAAGTTAGAAGACTCCTGCATGATGCGGCTGGTAATTTCTGGTCTGACACAGAGCTTACTGACTACATCAATGGTGCGAGGCACCGAGTAGTCCGAGATACGGGGTGTTTGCGAGCAATCCTCACGGGCAACACGACCACCTCGGTTGAAACCTTTCAAATCACATCATTAACGCTGCCAACTTATGCTGAGCAGATTCTTGATGTCTTAAACGTTAACTTGTACTGGGGAAACACGCGAATCCCCTTACGCTACATGTCATGGACGCAATTCAACGCTGAGTTGCGGTTTTGGCAGAACTACACGGGCAGGCCCATTGCTTTTACGCGCTATGCACAAAGTACGATCTATTTAGGGCCAGTTCCTGACCAGGTTTACGTCATGGAGTTTGACACCATCGTTTTGCCGGTGCCGTTGACTTCTGACTCACAGACTGAACCCATCTTAGAACCCTATACGTCGCCTGTAGCGTTTTACGCTGCTTATAAGGCTAAATATAAAGAACAGTCTTACGGTGAAGCCGAAATCTTCAATGCCGAGTACAAGAAACAACTCTTGGCAGCGATTAACTCCAGCTTTACCCGTCGCTTGCCCACACCCTACTCTGTACCGTACTGATCATGGCCGCTGTTGAGCAAAAGAAGTCCTACCACGTTACCAAGGATTTCAAAGGGCTTAACACCAAGGCCAATCGCACGGCTATTCAGGAGAATGAATTTGCCTGGATAGAGAATGTGATGCCTATTGGGTACTCCAACCTAAAGGTTATCCCTAAAGAAAAGCGCGTTACCTATAGCAGCACAAACTTTAGTTGGGGCGGTACGGTGCATTACATGGCACCAGCCAATATCAATGGCACCGCATACATGTTTGCCTTCTTTACCAATGGAGGTGCGCAATATGTCAACTTGGAAACCCCTACCGCGCCGGTCACGCTGGCTAGCTCAGGCACCTTCAGCGGAACAAGAACCCAAATCAGTCAATGGAAGAATGAACGAATCCTCATCATTGACACAACTTATGGCTACGCTACATTCGACGGGACGAATCTCGTTCGGGTCGGTTCGGTCGGTACGGTTACCGTTACAGCAGGCGGCAGCGGATACACCTCGGCACCTATCGTAACTTTCTCTGCGCCAAATAATACGGGTGGCATACAAGCAACCGCCACTGCAACGGTTACGGCTAATGCTGTTACGGCTATTACGGTTGGTGAGTATGGAACGGGTTATACCAGCGCACCAACTGTTTATATTGGAACGTCAGGCGCAGTAGCATGGGCATCAACCACAGCTTTTCAGGCTGGAAGGTTGTTATCTTCTGGCGGTAATTATTATTACGTTACGGTAGGCGGTACAACAAGTTCTACGGCACCAACGCATACTAGCGGCTCCGTAGCAAATGGCACTTGTACCTTGCTTTATGTGGCAGACCCTAATGGCGCAGGCTCTTCTGCAACCGCAACCGCAACCGTTATTAGCCAGGTTGGATCAAGTATCCAGTCTTTTTCAGGAAGGGTATGGATTGCTGACGGTAGAACGGTTTACTACACCGCAGCCGATAGCTACAACGATTTCACAAGCATTTCTGCTGGCAATATCACGCTTGTCGATGCAACGCTTTACGGTGACATCACGCAGATCATTGCTGCTAATAACTTTCTGTATGTGTTTGGCGAATCATCAATTAACGTCTTTTCGGATGTTCGCGTCAATACGGCTGGTGAAACGCTTTTTACCAACACCAATATCAGCGCATCAATTGGTACTGAGCTTTTCCTTGGTGTTTTTGCTTATTTCCGCAGCATTCTGTTTATCAACCGCTATGGTGTGTATGCACTGGTAGGTGCTACAACAACCAAGATTAGTGATGCACTAGACGGTATCTTTCCTAACATTGACTTTAGTTCGACGGTGACTGGGTGCCAGACGTTGATCTACAACATCTTGGTATCGGCATGGAACGTTAGGTACAACGATAACGGAACTTACCGACGAGTACAGTTAGTCTTCTTTGATCGTAAATGGTTCATCAGTTACCAAGGCAATTTGACGCATATCAATTCTTCGCCCGTCAATGGCTTAATCAATGTCTATGGTGTTGAATCAGGCGGCGCTTTTTACAGGCTTTACGAAGATCAAACGGCCAATATCTCAACAGAGGTTGTTACGGCACTTTGGGACTTGAAAGACCCAATTCGAGACAAGCAAGCCTTAAAACTTGGTGTTGAAGCGACGTTTCCTGTCACAGTCGCAGGTTCATTGAATATTTCGATTGATAGCGAGGCTAAAGCATCAACATCGATTGCATTAGGTAACGCTGTTAATTGGCAAAACAATTCATTTAATAACATTGCATGGACTAATAACGCTGGAAGCACCCTGCAATGGATTTCATCGGGCTATCAGTTGACTGAAGGTTATAAGTTACTGAAGTACGACGCGCAAATGTATGGAAAATACCTGGGTATGACGGTAACATCGACTGCGCCAGCCTTTACATTCAATGGCTTCCAGCTTGAACATGAACTAAGAGCGAGGTTCTGATGGCAAAGCCAGTAACCATACCCAATACGTTTGCCACTGCAACAACAAGCATTCCACTTGCTAACCTTGACGCTGACTTTTCTACAGTTGCAACGGCTTTAAATGATGCAGCTACGTTTAGCAACTATGCGCTTGATTCAGGTACGACAGATGCTTATGTCGTTGCGCTTTCTGGTATTTCGACAACTTACCAGGCTGGACTGGCAATTCAGTTTCAAGCAACGACTGCTAATACGGGGCCAGCTACCTTAAACGTCAATGGTCAGGGTGCGAAAGCCATTATTTACCCTGATGGCAGTACGTTGTCGGCTAATGCCATTGTTGTTGGTGCCATTGCATCGGTGATGTACGACGGCACGAGCTTTCAATTATTGTCTGTTAAGAATGCAGCAGGAGGTGGCGGGGGAGGCGGTTCGGTTTCCCAGGTTGCTATGTCCGTGCCAAACTTTTTGTCAGTTGCTGGCTCGCCTATTACAACCAGTGGAACCTTAGCGGTTACTTATTCAGGAACGCCATTACCTATTGCTAACGGTGGAACGGGCGCAACAACTACGGCAGGTATTCGCACAACAATTGGCGCAGGTGATGTTAATGGCCCTGCGTTGTCAGTCAATGCACAAATAGCTTTGTTCAACGGCACGACCGGAAAACTTATTCAGGCTGCAACGACAACAGGTCTTGTAAAGGCAACGAGTGGTGTTATTGCTGCTGCCGTATCGGGAACGGATTATGCGCCAGCAACAAGCGGCACAAGTATTTTAAAAGGCAACGGCGCTGGTGGGTTTAGCAATGCAACATCAGGTACTGACTATGCGCCTGCCACAAGTGGAACTAGCATCTTAAAAGGTGATGGTTCTGGTGGTTTTGCAAATGCAACTGCTGGCACCGACTATGTTCCAATCACAGGTACAGGCGCGACAGGTTCGTGGAATATCAACGCAGCAACCGCTACAAGCGCTACGTCTGCAACAAGTGCTACGACTGCAACAAATCTTGCCGGTGGTGCGGCAAATAAAATTTCCTATCAGACAAGTTCTGGAGCGACATCATTTATTGATGCTCCGACCACAAGTTCGACTTACTTGCAATGGAATGGGTCTGCTTTCACCTGGGCTGCGGCAAGCGGGGGCGGTGGTACAACAACATATTCCGTTACTTTCAATAATGGTGGATCAGGTGCTGCATCAGGTACAACTTTTGATGGTTCCGTAGCAAGGACTATTAGTTACAACACCATTGGCGCACCATCAACCACGGGTGCCAATGCAACTGGTACATGGGCGATTGACATTTCTGGTCAGTCAGCACAAACGGCTGCGGTTTATGGTGGTGGTTCCAATCGAATTGTTTATCAAACTGCCGCAAATACAACATCGTTTATTACTGCGCCTACAGTTACTGATACTTTTCTTAAGTGGAATGGAACGGCGTTTACTTGGGACACGTCTGCCGGAGGTGTCACATCTGTAACTGGAACCGCTCCTGTCAGTTCAAGCGGTGGATCGACTCCTGCGATCAGTCTTGCAGCAAACTACGGTGATACGCAGAATCCTTATGCAAGCAAAACGGCAAACTATGTCCTAGCCTCTCCCAATGGTTCAGCCGGAGTTCCGACATTTAGGGCTTTAGTTGCGGCTGACATTCCTACCCTTAACCAAAACACAACGGGTACGGCTGCAAGCATTGCGAGTGGCACTGCTAATCAACTGTTGTATCAGTCAGGTGCTAACACAACCACATTTGCAACCGCACCTACGGTTAGCAATACTTACTTAAAGTGGAATGGGACTACGTTTGCCTGGGATAGCCCATCAGGTTCAGGTGATGTAGTTGGCCCATCAAGTGCGGTTGATAGCCAGATTGCTTTGTTTGACAGCACAACAGGCAAGCTCATCAAAGCGGCTACAACTACGGGTCTGTTGAAAGCATCATCGGGTGTTATTGCTGCGGCTACATCAGGAACGGATTACGCTCCTGCCACATCAGGGACGAGCATCCTTTATGGTAACGGGTCTGGTGGATTCTCAAACGTCACCATAGGCACTGGCTTAAGTTTCTCTACAGGGACACTCAGCGCAACGGGTGGAGGTGGTACAACAACCAATGCACTAACGCTTAATAACTCAGGGTCGGGTGCAGCGTCAGGAACGACATTTGACGGTTCTACAGCCGTTACGCTTTCCTACAATACGTTAGGTGCTGCTCCTGCTCCTACGGGTGCGAATACAGAGCTTTTAGCCAACAACGGTACGGGCGGGTTCAGTAATGTCACGGTAGGTTCTGGCCTTAGTTTGTCGGCTGGCACGTTGTCGGCTACAGGTGGCGGTGCAGGTGGGCCAATCCTAGAATCGCAAATTTTGATTTCGAGCAATGTCACACTTACGAGCAACACAAACGGACTGTCTGTCAGTCCTGTCACGGTCGCAGCGGGATATGCTGTGACGGTTCCAGATGGTCAATCGTGGATGGTTTTGGGGTAACTTATGTCAAAGATCAAACTTCAGGGTAACGCTTCTGGGACAGGGACAACAACCGTCCAATCTGCCAATACCAGTAGCAATACAACCTTTACGCTTCCTGGCACAGACGGTAGTACTAATCAGTTTTTACAGACTGATGGCTCAGGCAACCTAACCTTTGCCTCTGCGGTAACGTCTGCTAGCTTAGGAACTGGTGTAGCTACCTTCTTAGCCACACCGTCATCCTCTAACCTGGCGGCAGCGGTGACTGATGAGACAGGATCAGGCTCGTTAGTTTTTGCCACATCACCAACGCTCGTAACACCTGTGCTTGGTACACCTACATCAGGAACCCTAAGCAACTGTACGGTAGACGGTACTAATCCTGTTGGGTTTAGAAACGTACCTATATCAAGCAACTCAACCAATACGTTAGTAGTAGGCGATGTTGGCAAGGTGTTGTCGGTTACGGCAGGCCAGACGGTTCCTAACTCAACCTTTGCAGCAGGTGATGTGGTTGTCATCTTTAACAACTCATCTTCATCCATCACGCTTACGATGTCGATCACAACGGCTTATATCGCTGGAACGGATAGTGACAAAGCGACGATGACGCTTGCAACCAGAGGTGTTGCGACGATTCTGTTTATATCCGGTACGGTTTGTGTTGTTTCAGGGAACGTGTCATGACAGGCATTTTGTCTATGCTGATTGGGCAGACCTTTGCCGGAGGCGGCGGAGGTGGCTATACCGTCATCCAAACCTTTACAGCTACCTCTACGTGGACTTGCCCTGCTGGGGTGACAGAGGTTGAATATTTGGTAGTGGCTGGTGGTGGGGGTGGTGGTAGCGTTTATGGCGGTGGTGGTGCTGGAGGATATAGAACCGGAACTGGATTTGCAGTGTCAACAACAGGTGGTGATGGCAACGGAAATTACACAATTACGGTTGGCGCTGGTGGCCCTGGCGGTGCAAGTGGGGCGGCTAATATCGGTACAAAAGGATATGATTCTGTATTTTCCACAATCACTGCAACAGGTGGTGGATACGGCGGTGCAGGTGGTTCTGGTGGCATAAATGGTGGCCCTGGTGGTTCAGGCGGTGGATGTGAATACAACGGAACTCCTGGACCAGGGAATACACCTGCTTCAGCTTCGCCACCGGATTCTAATGCTGTTCAAGGCTACGCTGGCGGTCCCGGTGCTGGAAATTCTCCTCCAAATTATGGAGGCGGAGCAGGTGGCGGCGGTGGCGGTGTTGGCGGCACAGGAACCTCGGTCAAAGGTGGCGATGGAGGCCCAGGTGTTCAAGGCCCATCCTTTGCTTCTTCCTACGGTGGGGCTGGCCCTGGTGGAAGTCCCTCTACTGGTTATTACTCTGGCGGTGGTGGGGCTGGTGTAATTTCTGGTGGAACAAGAGGTGCAGGTGGTTATGGTGGCGGTGGTAATGCTGGGGCAGTAGGAGGCAATAACGCTGGCTCGCCTGGAACAACAAATAGCGGTGGCGGTGGCGGTGCAGGTAATTATCAGTCAAATTATGGCGGTGGAGGAACAGGCGGCTCCGGTATCGTCATCCTAAAGTACACCGTTGCTAGCCAAACCGTCTTTGTGTTCACTGGCACTACAACGTGGACGTGTCCTACGGGTGTGACCAGTGTTGACTACCTTGTGGTAGGGGGTGGGGGCGGTGGTGGTTCGCGTGTAGGTGGTGGGGGTGGTGCAGGTGGTTTCAGAATAGGTACAGGAGTTTCTGTTGCTGCCGGAACAAGTTATGCAATTACGGTTGGTAGTGGGGGGACGGGTAGCGTATCCGCTACAAGTAATTCTACAAATGGAAGTAATTCGTCTATTGTTGGTGGTTCATCGCCTTCGCCATTTGTATCCCCAGGAATAATATCGGCAGGCGGTGGTGGCGGTGGAAGTTCTAGCGGTGGGAATCCTGCTATTGTTACGGCAGGCAGTGCAGGTGGGTCTGGAGGTGGAAGTCATGCCGCAGTTAACCCAGGAGGTGCTGGAAATACACCAGCAACAAGCCCATCTCAAGGAAACAATGGCGGCACTGATCCCACTAATAACGCCGGTGGTGGCGGTGGTGGTGCATCAGCTACAGGGGGTAATGCTTCTGGATCGCCTGCGTATACAGGTGGTGCAGGCGGGGCAGGATCGGTATCTACGATTTCTGGAGCGTCTTTAACCTACGCCGGTGGCGGTGGCGGTGGTGGACAGAACGGCTATGGAGGGGCTGCTGGCGCTGGTGGTGGTGGAGCAGGTACTGGAGGTGCTACGGCTGGCGCAGCCGGTACAGCAAACACAGGTGGCGGTGGCGGTGGCGGCGGATTTGCTGGTACTGGAGGCAACGGTGGGGATGGCGGCTCCGGCATCGTAATTATCAAAATCAATCAATAACATGACTACAAAAACATATCGCTTCCTAGGAATAGACACAGCAATGCACCTGCTTCGTCCTGGTGCGAAGTGGGAAATCTCTAACAACGTCTTCACACGTTGGGATGATCCTAGACCTTGTCCGAGTATCGAAGAAGTATATTGGGTGATAGACAAGATCAAGGAGTTTGAGGACAGCATCCCTACGATCTACACCGACGAGCAACTCAAAGAGATGGGCATCAAGCAAAAGGAAATTGAAGATGCAATTGCATAATCTCTTTCCGACACCTGTTGGATTTGCTGAGTTAGGTCGTCCTTTGTCCGATGAGGAGTTGTTCTTCATCCGTGAGCTTGAGACAAGACCGAATCAGGGCAACACGACAAGCACTGATAACTTTGTCTTGCGTAGCCCTGTACTGACGAACCTACGTTCGTTCATCGAGGATGCTGTAGGCGAATACTTCAAGTCCACAGTCAATCCTAAGCACAATGTAAGTCTGAGAGTCACGCAAAGTTGGTGCAACTACTCAGAGCAAGGTCAGTACCACCACAAACACGCTCATCCTAATTCGTATATCTCAGGTGTGTTCTATGTTCAGACTAACCCTGATGACAGGATTTACTTCTACAAAGATGGCTGGCAGCAGATCAAGTTTCCTCCTGACCAGTGGAACCCGTATAACTCTGAGAGTTGGTGGTTTGAGGCTTATGCAGGCAGGCTGATTCTCTTTCCTTCTTCGCTCACGCACATGGTTCCTGAAGTCAAGGGCGAGGACACAAGAATCTCACTCAGTTTTAATACCTTTCCTGTCGGTGTTGTCGGGGAAGAAATGGATTTAACAGGCTTAAGGCTGGAGGCGTAATGGCTCACTTCGCAAAGATTGATGAAAACAACATCGTCACGCAGGTTGTCGTTGTTGATAACAAGGACACTTCAGACGCTAGCGGTGTTGAGAAAGAACACATCGGTGCTGCCCATCTAGAGAAGATTCTCGGTGGGACGTGGAAGCAGACAAGTTATAACGGCAACATGCGTAAGAACTACGCAGGGATTGGCTACACCTACCGAGCAGACATTGACGCGTTTGTGCCGCCTAAGCCCTTTGCTAGCTGGTTGTTAAACGCTAATGCTCAGTGGGAAGCTCCAGTGGCAATGCCTCAAGACGGTAAGATGTATTCGTGGGATGAAGAAGCAGTCAATTGGGTAGAGGTTAATAATGGCTAACGTCCTTAATGCAGCTACCGCTGGAACCTCGATTACGTCTGACAACACAGACATCCTAGAGGTCAAGACCGGAGGTACGCTAGCACTTACGATTTCCTCTGCACAGGCTGCGACCTTTGCTAAACAACTCTCTCTAGCATCCACATCCTCTCAGATCGGTGCAAAGCTGCAGGGTGTTGTTGAGACGATCACGGTATCAGCAACAGCAGCAACGGGTACGATTAACTTTGATACTACAACCCAAGGTGTTCTGTACTACACAACGAATGCTTCTGGGAACTTCACAGTCAATTTTAGAGCTTCTTCTGGTACGTCACTGAATACCGCAATGGCCACTGGAGAAGTCTTAACCTGTGCTTTCTTAGTGACTAATGGAAGCACTGCTTACTACAACTCTGCGGTGCAAGTAGATGGTTCATCGGTTACACCTAAATGGTTAGGTGGTACTGCTCCTACCGCGGGCAATGTTAGTTCTATCGACGTGTATTCTTATACCATCATCAAGACAGGATCAGCAACGTTCACTGTCTTGGCTAGTCAGACTCGGTTTGCGTAATGCCAATTATCCAAAGCATAGGTAGCGCGAGTAGCAAAGGCTTTGGGTCTTTTGGTATTGGTACGCGCATAAGCGGCCCTACAACCATTGGTGAGTTCTGGGAAGGTGGCTACTACGCAGGACAGATTAGTTTTGGCGGCAATACCTATTATCTACTTGTCTCTCCCAAATCATCGGGTGAGAACACATCAGTCAATTACAAAACCTCTGCAACGTCAGACTCTCTAGGTTTATCTACCTATGATGGGGCAACTAACACAGCAGAGCTAGACTCAGCCACTTATCCTGCTGCTCAGTGGTGCGCCGCACTAACAATCAACGGCTACTCAGACTGGTATCTACCTGCTTTGTATGAGTTAGAGATTTGTTACTACAACCTCAAGCCTACAACGGCATCAAACTCTACATCCTACGGCACTAATTCTTATGCAGTTCCTTCCAGAGGTTCTAACTACACGACAGGAACGCCTGCACAAACTTCTGTAGCTGCCTTCCAATCTGGTGGCTCTGAAGCCTTTGCTACGTCAGCAAGAACTTGGACTTCTACCAATCCTGGTGTAGGTTTGACAACAGCGACAAGGATTGATTTCATAGATGGAGGTCAGTTCAACAACGCTAAGAATCAATCATTGATTGCAAGAGCTATACGCAAGGTAGCGGTGTGAACCTTGACAACCTATCAAACGTCGTCTTTGGAGACTCTGATGGGTTGAGGGAAATGATTTTTGAGAATGCACAGCAACATCAAACATTTTTCATACAACTGCTAGATCAAGACATTATCATTCCTAAGTATCCTTTAGGTGATGCTGATCTTGATGACTTAGATGATTGGCTATGGTCACATTACCAAGAGCATGAGGCGCTTGCCAATCGATTAAGTCTTGAGAATCCGTTCGATTTGTTTGATACGGACTGGAACCAAGAAGATGATTTCTATGAATGGTTGCAAGGGCATTTGAGTGTGCATCAATCTATTATCAATCGCTTAGGACTTTAAGATGCCTATTCCAGCAGCGGTTTACTCATCACTTTGGGCTTCTTATGGCCCGTCGCAAAAGATTGCTGCCTTTAATGCTGCAAGAACAACGGTTGATGAGTTGCTTGGCGCTGGTGTTCCACAGTCTGATATTGATTGGATGTTGTCTAATGGCTATGCGCCACCAGAGCCTGCTAGAACCATACAGCAAGAAACTATATATAGGCAGCCAGAACCAGAACCTATTTATTACGAACCAGAGCCAATCTATACCCAGCCTGAACCTGAACCTGAACCGCAACCTGTTTACACGCCTCCGTCCGCTCCTGCGCAGCCTCCGTCACCACCTTCAAGTACCGTTGCTTCATCTATTGAACCTGTACCTCAAGTTGTCTCAACCCCTTTGTCATCACAACAGCAACTGCAGCAAGCTATACAAAATGCAAGGTATGAGATTGCTGGAGAACAAGGAAATGAAACTGCATACAACGATATTGTTGTTAATGGAAAGACTTATGCGGTAATTAACCCAGAGACAATTGTAAGAAAAGCGGATGACCAAAGCGGTTTATTTGGAAAGCAAACAAGGTACGAATACTTAGACCCTGCCACAGGTGAAACAATCATTGATGTGCAGGTAGATGGCGGGACGTTGCAGGCGGTAATGCCAATTATTCTTGCAGTTGGTACCGCTGCGTTTCCTGGTGTTGCACAAGCCATAGGTTCGGCTTTAGGTGCGACTGGAGCTACTGCTACTGCTGTTGGTAATGCAGTTATCAACGCTTCAGTTAGCGTTGCTTCTGGCGCTGACCCAATAACAGCAATTAAAAACTCAGCTATCAATTTAGGTGTTGGTGAGCTTGCTAGCGGGCTTACTGATAACTTATTGGTTAATAACGTCATTAAATCAGGAGCAACCGCTGCGCTTACAGGTGGGGACGTTGGCAACGCCATAATCAATTCTGTGATTGCTAATGGCGCTCAGCAAACATTATCTGGAGCTTCGCTTACTGGTGATACAGCCTTAGATAGTGGTCTTGTTTCTGCTGCAACTAGTGCAATACAAGCAGCCGCTACAGGCGGTGATGTTACGCAATCTGCCGTTTCTGGTTTTATAAGCGGTTCTAGCGCCGCGATAAATAAACCTCAAACACCATCAACAGTGCCAGCAACATCAACCACAATCGCTGGCGCTACTGGCAATGATGTTGTTACAGGCGGCGCAACAACAGGCGGTCTTGGGTCAACAGTAGATGTTGGCATGGACACCACGCCTGGTGCTACAGCCAATGATGATGTGCTCGGCATCGTTGCGCAAGAACAAACAGCAGATCAGGCGGCAGCGGTTAACACAGCCTTGCAGTCATCAACACCTATCTCTGTAGCTGAAGCGCAGGCAAGAGAACTGATTCCTTTGTTTGAACAATACAGAGGTCAAAACGGTACGGTTTACTTGCGTGATGTTAATACTGGAAAGATCACGCAGGTCTTGCCGACAGGTGAGGTAACTGAACTGGCAAGCGGTGGTGGTATCTATCTTGACCAAGCGAAAACCATTGGTGCTGTAGAAGGTATACCTGCCAATGCTGCTTACCAAGGTGTGCTGTATACCGGCGATCCAAAACTTATTGGTGCGAGGTTAACTGACAATGATGTTGCATCGCTAGCAACTAGTGCAGAGCGTGATCCAAACATATTGCCCGTAGGTAACTTGGTTACCACTCGAAACGCTGACGGTACGGTAACGCAGCGTGACAAGGTGACTGGTGACACGGCTACGTTCAATGCGCAGGGCCAGATTGTTGACCAGAACAAGAGTCTTTACACGCGAGCCAATGAAGTAGCTAACGCTGTAACAGGTACGGCGCAAGCCGGTCTTGGTGAGCTTGGCGCTGCACTGGCAGCAACGGCTCAACAGTTAGGCGCTGATTCGCAAAGCACGATTGATGCGTTCAAGAACATACAAACGTCTGGCGAACTCATGCGGCCAGAGACAGTCAATCAACAATCGCAAGCGTTTGTAGATGAAATTTATCGCGTTGCAAGCAATCCAAATGCAACAGCCGCTGAGATTGGTCGAGCCATTGCAAACGCTGCAATTAACAATCCTGCTGGTGCTGCTGCCATCCTTGGTTCTGAGCTGATTCAAGAGCTTCCTTCGTTGTTATTGCCTGGTGGAAGAGTTGCTCAATTCTTGGGTTCGATGGCGCTCAATGCTGCTGAGTCTGCTGGCGCTCAAGCCTTACAAAAGATTGATGAGCTTAAGGCTGCTAATCCAGGTATGTCGCCACAAGAATTGGCAAGGCTTGCAAGACAAGATGCTGGTGTTGCAGGCGCTGTAACGGCTGCTATAGGTTTGATACCAGGCGCTAACAATGTCATCGCAAGGACATTGCTTGAACCTGCAACCGAAGCGCTTGAAGAAGGTTTGATTGAGTACATAACGTCTGGTGACGTTAACGCCGCAAAAGGTAAGGCAGTTCTTGGTGCGGTTATTGGCGGCAAAACTGCTACTGCTATCAATACAGGCGAGCAATTAGCAACGGCTGCTGAACAACGGTTTGGCACATCGATGCTTAATACGGGTGCTGCAACTACCACCACGCCTTCTGGTTCAGTGACCGTAACTGCTGGCCGTGATACGTCTGGTGTAAACGTCAATCCAGAGGTTGATCTAACGCCAGAAAATCTTGGTACGTTACCAACCGCTACACTTGATGTCCCAGAATTTACTATTGCCCCTGAAGTAAATACCGTAACAGGCGTGGTTGTTGCAACCGACCCTGCAAGCAGTCAAGCTGTTGTTATTGATAACACGGGTGGGTTGACTATTGTTACCGCACCTAATGTTACTGAAGGCGCTGTCATTACAGCACCGGTTGTTACTGCGCCTATAAGCACAGAGCCGGTTGTTACACCATCAGTTACGCCACCTGTTACCCAGCCGGTTCTAACACCTGAAGATGTCATTATTCAAGACATCATTAAAGAACAAACACCAACGCCTGAAGTAATACCCACGCCTGAAGTAACACCAATTCCTACGCCAGCCGTAACACCTACACCAGAAATTACACCACAACCAGAAGTTGTAATTCAACCTCAGCCAGAAATAACCCCAACCCCAGAAGTCACTCCGACACCTGAAGTCACCCCTACTCCGACCCCTGAGGTGACACCCACTCCTACACCTACACCCACTCCTACACCTGAGGTGACACCTCAGCTAGAGGTAACGCCACAACCGGAAGTGACTCCAGCGCCTGTAGTAACACCTACACCGGAAGTTACGCCCACACCAGAGGTGGTACCTGAGCCTGAACCAGAACCAGAAATAACGCCTGAGCCTGAACTCATACCGCAAATCAATACAGAGGAGCCTGAGCCTACACCTCCTCCACCTCCTCCACCTGAAGAGCCATTGATAGATGAGCCAACAGTTGAAGACAAGTTGCTTGAGCAAATCTTGATTGAGTTAGAGAAAACTAACCTTCCTGATTCGCCGCCTCCACCGCCAATTGAACCGCCTCCTTATGAGCTACCACCGTCGATTATTGAGACTCCGCCTGTTAGCGTGGAGCAACCGTTAACCATAAGGCCAACAACAACCAGAACGCCTGTGCCACCTGGTAGTCGCGTAGAAGAGTCAGCGTCGTTGTTGCCAATACGACCAGGCTTGTCAGAAGGTTATACAGGTGATATAGAGGGTACGCCTGAAGAAGAGCAGCAACCCGTATGGAACGTTAGATCGTTGAAACTTCGCAGAGCATTAGGAATTTAATCATGGCTAAACAACTTGCCGCACTCCTTGGTGGTGGTCTTGATCTTAAAGCATTAGCAGAGATGCTACGCAGGCAAGGCCGTGGGCAAGACACGATTCTTGCACATATTACACCGCAAGAAGCAGCACTGCTGAAATCAAGAGGCGGTGCTGGAACCATGAATCCTGCAACAGGGTTGCCTGAGTTTCAAGATGAAAACTATGGCTATGACTATGATACAGGTACATATTCACAACCTATAAGCCAAGCTCCTTCAATAAAATCGTTTGATACTTCACCCACACCGGAAAGCGGTGGTGTTGAAATGCCCATGACAACACAGTACGGGCAAGGCTTTGAAATACCACCTGCTGCTGCACCAATGCCTGATTACACGCCAGAATTAAATATAGGGCAAGGCACTTATGCACCATTTATACCGACATCATTTAGACCTTCTATGAACTACGGTGAAGGTATGACAGGTGCGGCAACAGAAACCTTTGATCGCGGCGTGCAAACTCAAGCAGCGCCTCAGCGTGATCTGGCCGGTATGTTAAAAGCCGGTGCAAAAGAAGTGCTCGGCACTAGAGAAGGTTTAGCAGGGCTTGGTACTGCTGCTGCGCTTTTGCAGGCTAGACAGGCTGGCAGGCAAGCCCGTAGGATGCAACAAGAACTTTCTCAGATTGGTGCGCCGCAACGTGCATTAGGCCAAGAAATGATTGCTCGTGGTCAGCGCGGTGAAATCACACCTGTTCAGCAACAGCAACTCGCAGCACTGCAAGCACAGCAACGTCAGCAATTGGCAAACCGTGGATTGACAGGCGGCACGGCTGCGCAGCAACAGCAAGCAAGAATGGTTGAGATGCAACAGCGTGGCGCTCAAGACTTGATTGATCAGGGTATCAAGATTGCAGGCATTGGTGATCAATACCAGGCTGCTGCGATCAAGGCTGGTTATGCTGCTGATCAAGCCACTAGAGACATGTTGAATACGACACTGACGAATCTTTACCGCACAATCTACGGTAATGTGGCTACGCCAGCAACCACTTCAACGACAGCAACGCCTGGGAAACCATAATCATGGCACTTCAAGACGCGCTTGGTACGGTAGGTGATCCAGTTAGTCGAGCCTTGCGCTCTACGTTTGGTAAACCCAGTGAAGAGGCAACAACCCTTACGCCAGAGCAAGGTATGCAAAGGCGCATTGCTCGTGGCACGGTGGCTGAAGAACAGTTACCAGGCTTGCTTGAAGGTTCCATGTCTGAAGCGACCAAGGCGCAAGCAGATATTGCCAAACAGCGTACAGGTATGGCTGAGCGTGGCAAAGCCATTGGCGAAGAGTTTGCTGTTAAAGAACGCGAACTCATTGAGTCGCCTGAGTACAAGCAAAAAGAGATTCCTGCTTTTGAACCAAGCCAGTCAAATCTGGAAGACATACGGAATGTACTTGGTCTTAGTATTGTTGCTGGCTTTCTTGCTGGTGGTGCAAGCAAGCGCTCTGGGATGGCTGCTATGGCAGCTCTCAATGGTGCCGTAGAAGGATTTAGGCAAGGCAGGCAGGATGTCTACAAGCGAGAGATTGATGTCTTTGCTAAGAACGTAGAGGCTATTAAAGAAAACAATAAGCAAACCCTTGAGCGATTTAATAGAGCTATGGGTTTGTTGCAGACTGATCGCAAGGCTGCTGAAGGTGAGTTAAAGATATTAGAGGCTGAAATGCAAAACAGTGTGGCTGCTGCTGCACTGAGGCAGGGTCAGTACAAGCAAGCACAAGATGCTTTATTCAAAGCCATGGAAGGCTCTGATCGCGCTTCTCAAACGATGTTGCAATTGAAGCAGCAGGCAGAGTTACGGCGTGAGCAGATAGCTGCGCAAGCGCAAGCAAGGCGAGAGGCTAACCAATTACGCATTGATTTGGCTGAAATGCGTCAGCAGCAAGGTGACCTAAAACCTGGTGCTGATGTTAATAAAAAATATGTTGCTGACAACGTATTGCTTGCAGACATTAATGATTTGCGTGCAGATTTACAAAAACCTGGTTTGTCAGAAAAGATTGGTAAAGACAGGCTTGTTGCTTTCCTTTCAGAAAAAGGGCCTCTTGCAAGTCAATTGTTGCAAACTGAAACTGATCCTGACGTTCGTCAGTTCATGGTAAAAATTAAGGCTATAAGAAATAAATATTACGCAAGCACTTCTGGATTGGCTGTTACTGCATCTGAAGCAATGCGTAATTATGGTGTGGTTGCTCAGCCTGGTGATACACCAGAAATAATTAAAGAAAAATTAGACATTATGTCTAAAAATGTTCAAGACACTATTGGTGTCTACAGGCAAATGTTCAGGGGTTTACCAGCCATCAAAGTAGCACCTGGCATGGATACTGGGATTCGGCAAGGCGAAAAACTCGATCCTTATCAAACAGCAGCTTCTGTCATCATGCAGCCTTCCCCGCAAGCAGGGCCACAAGAAGGGCAAGAAGCAACTTCTAAGTCTGGCAAACCAATGGTGTTTCGTAACGGGGCATGGGAGTACAAGTAATGGCTGCTGTACCTGAAGACGATCTTCCTGATTCTTTGCGCGGAAAATCAGTTCCGCAAGATGACTTGCCTGCGTCAAGCGTACCTAGCCTTGAGCCGCAACCAAAACCAAAAGAAAAGTCGCTGCTTGAACGTGGCAAGGAGTTTGTCGGTTCAGCGTTAGGTGGTGCAACAGTTGGTGCCGTAGCTCCGGAGTTAACAATCGGCGCTGGTTTGGCAGCGTCTGCATTCCCTCCTACTGCTCCGCTTGGCCCTCCGCTTATTGCTGCTGGTAACGTCATGCGTGGCGCAAGGCTTGCGTCTGCTGGTGCCGGAGCGCTATCTGGCGCTGCTGGAGAAGCCGCTGCTCAAGCAACAGAAATGGCTGGTGGTGGCCCTAAGACGCAAGAGATGGCAAGGTTTGGTGCAGAGATTGTTGCGCCTGAAACCGGAAGATTCATTAGCCGTTTTGCTGGTCGCATGGCTCCTACAGGCTATGTACAAGACGCATCAACGGCCATGCGCTCCATGCTTATGCCAAGCACTTCAACAGAAACATTGGCTAGGCAAGCAGCAGTAGAAAGACTTCAAGGGAAAATGCGAGGCGGTGCGCCTGCAACTGATATATCTGCACAGACTCGTGTTTACGAATCAGCTAAGCAACGAATCATGGAGCAACAACAACGCTTGCAAAATGATTTCCAACGGGCTGAAGGTGATGCTAATCGTGCAGCGCAAGACATACTTGGCGCAGCAGAGCAGCAAGTAGGAAGGCTACAAAGCCAGTTTGAAAGCGCCATGATGCGGCTTGAAAAGGCAGAGCAAGAGCGATCAGGATTGGCGTTGTTAAACGCTAAGAATGAAGCAGATCGTATTCTCGCTAAGGCTGCGCAAGATGACCCTGTGATTAGGCGCAATGCTCAACAGCAAGCTGATGCCATCATGCAGCAAGGTCAAAGACAAGCAGAGCAGATACTTAGCCAAGCAAGCGAAAGGGCTGCAAGACTGCGTGAGGTTGCATCAAGAACAAGGCAGCGTGGTGAAGAAAGGCTTACGCAGGCTAGGGGTCAGTTTGGAACTATTGGTGAACCTGTCAATGTTGCCGACATAGGTAGTGAGTTGCGAGGCTTGGTTGATACGCGCTTGCAATCATTGCGATCTGCAAGGCAACAAGCGGCAGATACAAACATGAGCGATGCCTTTGCTCAAGCGGAGGCTAGAGAAAAATCAGGCTCTCGCATCAAACAAACACAAGCGTTTAATGCTGGCCTTGAACAGATTAATGACATCTTGCGTAATCCAGATACCAAGATGTCTAACGTCAATCTTCCTCAGATACGCGACCAACTCAATCGAGTTAAAAGCGCAATCACTGGACGCACAGTTGCTGAAGATGGTTCGGTTATAGACCGCGAGGTTAGTTTTAGATCACTAGAATATTTACGTCGATTCCTTGGTGATCGTGCTGCCGGTCTTCCTGCTGAAGGTTTTGATGCTATTGGTCAACAACAAGCCGGTCAACTCAAAGCGATTGTGGAAAACATTCAACGTGAGTTTGTTCCTGGTTTTGGTAAAGCGCTTGATCAGTACCGTATTGATAGCGAACCTATTAGTCAGTTCAAGAGTAGGTTTGGCAAAGCGTTAACAGGCCGAGAAGACTTTGACTTTAGTCGGTTTACGACATTTGCGGCTGACTTGCCGAGTCAAATCTTTAAGAACAGAGATACCGTTAATGAAGCTATTGCGCTTGCAGGTGGTAACGAAGCAGCAGTAGAAAAACTAGCCCGTTCTTTTGTTGCAGACCAACTGCAAAGCAAGGGTGGTAAAGATATACAAAACTTTATCTTTGCTAATCGTGGTTGGCTTGAACGTTTCCCGCAGTTGCGCCAAGACTTGCAGGGTTATGCAGGTACGCTTGGTACGGCTGAATCGGTTGCTGGCCGTAGAGAAAAATTGGCATCAGCATTGCGTACAGAGATGAGCGCTCTTCCAGGTAAAGCACAAACAGAAGCCGCTAAGTTACAAGCGCAAGCAGCAAAAGAAGCTGGTCGCATTGAAAGCGCTGGTGAACGTGAAGCGTCTAAAGCGATGTTAGGCGCTGAGAGGCTTGCCAAAGAAGCGGAAGTTTCTGGAACAAAAGAAGCTGAACGTCTTGCTAGCTTGTTAGAAAGTCAAAGAACGTCTGGCGCTGCGGAAATAGCTAAGCAGCGAACAGCAATCATGTCTGAGGCAGAAAAGAAAGCTAAAGGTTTGATGCCAGAATCGATTGCTACACCAGAGCAAGCGGTGCAAATGGTTCTTGGTTCTAAGAACCCTGCGCAAACTATTGAAGCAATGCTTACGGGTGCTAAGTCCATTGAAGATATTCGTAAGCTATCTGCATACCTTGGTACAGACAGAAACACTAAAAACGACTTTGTAAAAGCCCTAGAAATTTCGTTATCTCGTGTATCGCCTCAGAAACTTAACGATGTGTTTGAGCGCAATGTTGTACCAGCGCTTGAAGGCTCTGCTTTAGTAGGGCCAAAACAGATCAACCAATTACGCCAGCAGATACAAGTTATTAACCGAGTGATCGATCCTGATCGCCGTGTGGAAGCCGCGGTTCGTTTACTGCGTGCTGTAGGCGCTGGAACAACTGGCGCTTTTACTGCCGAGCCTGTTGGTTCATTATTAGGGAGCCGATAATGCCACTCAAAAAAGGTAGCAGTCAGAAAACAATCTCTAGCAATATCGGAGAGATAGTGCGAAGTTTCAAAGAAAGTGGCAAGATTGGCACCAGCCGACCTGCCAGTAAACGTGCAGCAGTCAAGCAGGCTGCGGCCATAGCTTATTCAACGGCTCGCAAAACAAAGAGAGGTATGCGATGAACTACGATGCAACGATGAAAGCAGAAGGCAATAAAGAGATGAAGCGTCAAGAGGCGCAAGCCGCTGAAGCTGGTCGCAATGAAGTTGCAGGCTCGCTTGCAGCGCAACGTGCTCTTGGCAGAATGCCTGTGCAGAAAATGCCTGAGCGTCAGCCTAAGCGTCGCATGATGCGATGAAGCGTAAGACCTCTGGGATTAACCCAGACCTAGAGTCTGCGATTAGCAAGCTCTTGGCTGAGGTCATGGCTGATCCAGAGGCCACACTCACGGACAAGAGCAAGATCATTGACCGTGCGTTGAAGTTGGAAGCCATCCGATTGAAAGCATCGGATGCTGAATGGGGTAGCGGGTTCTTAGACAGCGATGATGATGATAGTTAAGGTAACATAGAGAACCTTAACTAACCCATGGGGCTGAACATGGATTCAAACTTGCTGTTGAAGGTAGTGCGGATTTCTTTGAAGTTGGTGGTGGCTAGGGTTTTGACAATCTTGGCGTTGTCGATGACTTTTGCCTTGGCTTGCTGGACGATGTGGGGGCCGACGTATGAGCGACTCGCTGCATTATTGATCTTTGCCATCACGGTCTTTTTACCATCCTTGATAAAGGAAGCGAAGCATGATGACGATGACGAAAATAGTGAGCAAGCAGGTGGTACTAAAGCCTAGCCAAGGTACGGCCAAGCAAGTTACACCTAACTTCCAACCGAAGTTCATGAGCGGTGATAAGTGCTATGGCACGATGACTGCTGCACAGCAATGGGGTAACAAGAATGGCAACCGTTAATCCTTTTGAGCCTGGTGGTAAGACGGTACAGGTTCTTGCTACAACAACCTCTCAAGTTGTAACGCTTACACCAGACACGATCTGCAATCAGTTGCTTGTTACAAGCCATGAGAACTCAGGCTCTGGTAAACCTGTGTACTTTCGTATGTCCACAACCGACCCAGCGCTGACGGTAACAGTTCCTAGTGCAACGGCTCAGTACGCATTGATTGCTATTCAAGATGACATCAGGACGTACACCATACCTGGTCAATGCAGCCCTACAACGCCGCTTTACATTGCTGCCATTACGGAGTCTGGTACGGCTGAGGCTTACTTCACTGCTGGCAACGGGAAGTCATAAATGGAAATCTCAGTATCTATCATTGTTCAGGCTTTGATTGGTGCTGCTGCCGGTGCGTTTGGTGCTTACGTTGCCATTCGGTCAGACTTGGCTCACTTAAAAGCAAGAGTTGATATGTTGCATGAGGCTGCTAGCATGGCTCATAAACGTATTGACACGATGTTGAATAAGTAAATGGCTTGGTCAGACGTTCTCAAAGCGGTAATCCCCATCGTTGTAGCAGCGCTTGCATGGCTCTTAGGTCAAGTTGCGTCATTTTCTGAGCGGCTCACTAAAATCGAGGGGCAGATGCCTGCGTTGATTACCAAAGAAGGCACTCCGACTGATAGTCCAATTAGTGCAGAGCGTAGGCAGATTCAGAAAGAACAGCTTATGCAGCACATCAATGAGCTACAAGTTAAGGTGCGATTGCTTGAAGAGCGTGAGCGTCTTAAAGGGAACAAGTAATGTTTGAGTTGCTTGGCGGTGGCTTGCTTGGAAGTATCTTTGGTGGCCTGTTTAGACTAGCGCCAGAGATATTGAAGTATCTCGACAAGAAGAACGAACGTCAGCACGAACTCAACATGTTTCAACTACAGACTGACCTTGAGAAGGTGAAGGGTCAGTTTCGCGTCGAGGAAAAGTATGTTGATTACTCTGTTCAGCAACTCGATACGATTAAGGCTGCGTTTGAAGAGCAGGCTCAGACAGCTCACGAAGCAGGTAAG